CGAGAATATGGGGATTCGCTTTGTCGATGGCTTGCTCCAGCTCGGTGATGGCCGCAAGCTGGTGAGGTAGCGCTCTGTAGTAGCGGAAGAGATCAGCGAGGCGGATCTTGTTGGTAGCCATCGGACCAGGGAGCGTGAATACTCATGCCGCCATCAGGGAAATGTTTGATGACGGGTTCGGGAGAAGAAGGTTGCGCTTCGTGCCAGTCCTCGATGGCGCGATCCAGGCGAGGTTTCAGCGTGGCGTTGAACTTGTAGTCCTGTGCAGCTTTCTGCACGTCGTCGCGCCAATCCCTCGTGCTGAATCGCGCCAGCCAGGTTGTGCTTACGGCTTTTTTCGGGCGACAACCTTGAGGACCATCACCAGCAGCTGGATCCAGCTGTTGCTGCGGATAGGAAGCAAAGCGATGATCTCGGAGCCGGCTGCGGCGAGGATTGCAATGACGGCAATGGTGGTCGGATCCATAGAAATCTGGAATCTCGCTGAAGTTTACCTGTACTAGATAAGAGTCGCCAGCTTTTAATAGTTTCTGTCGCTACCTTCTATGTAGTTACGTGCGGGTATGGACCATCACATTGCGGGTGGTGAATACTTAAACAAAAAGGAAGCGAAGTTAAGATTTAGACAAGATATCCTAAATAGCTGGGACCACAAGTGTGCTTACTGCGGAGACGATCTGGGTAGGATTGCAACTTTAGACCATGTACACCCTAAATCTAAGGGAGGACTTACTACAAAAGGAAACCTTGTTCCGGCATGTTTTTCATGTAACATATCCAAATCCGATGTTCAGCCGTTCTCAAGCTGGTACCAACGTCAGTCCTTCTTCTGTGCGGATAAAGAACAAAAAATTTTAGCTTGGATGCGCGTCTTTACTGATGCCGCTTGAGATACGTTATAGCGGCTTCGTCCAGTGGGATATTGCGATCCAGTCGATGCAACAGCGTTGTGTAGGGCAGCTTGTAGTGAGCGGCTACATCTTTGATGCTTTGGAAGCAGCGACCTTCTACCGTGTACATAGTAAACCTTAAAGTGGTCTACCACGTTACCATATTACGCCGTAGGGTCCCAGCCCATTCCCTCTAGGTACATGCGGGCGATGTACTCGTCTTCCGCATAACGGCAGATGCTGTCTTTGCAGGCGCGGTAGTAGATCTCGCCGCGTTCGTTTTCCAGTTGCTCCAGGGAGAAGCCGCCTTCAAATTTGGTGGAGTGGACGATCATTTGTTGTAGCCAACGCGCATTTCGATCTGGCGGACGCGGGTTTCGAGGTCGCTCAAGCGTTCTTTGCTGTCGTTTTTTAGTTCTTGGATGTCGGCGGCAACAGTACCAACGGATTGATCCAGCTTGGCGACTTGCATAAAAAGACCAGCCAAACCAACCACGGCTGCGGTCAGTAAGGCTGGAACAACTTGATTAAATGGACTTTCGGGCGGTTTTGCCGTGATCAGCACCTCTTCGTGGTGTTCCATCTCAAGGTGCAACTAACCCTTTTTTGTAGGTTAGCGTCCCTGACCGCGTGTTTTCTTGCGGCCGTGATTCGGCAGGCTGTGTTGTCCTTGACCTTGGCGCGTGCGCTTTGGTTTGCCGGATTTGTGCTCAACACGCCCCAGTGCGGTCTTTGACTTGACCGCCATTACCAGGGCACTCCGCTGCCGGTGGTCGGGGTGCGCTGCTGGTCAATCTGTGCCTGCAAAGCGGCTTGGATTTCCTGCACCTTTTCATCGCCAAACTTGTTGGCGACCCAGCTAGCAACGGTGAACTCGTCGAGATCCGCGTAGGGAATCATCAGCGCGGGATCGGGTTCATCGAGACCGATGCTGCCGTAGGCGCTGCTGCTGTAGGTGCCGTCATGGGCGGCGACCGTGTAATGCACGGTATGGACCACCCCGTCAGCCAGGGTGCGCTCCATGCTCGCCACTTTCCAACTGAAGGTAGTGTCAGCCATTAGAAGATGATGCTCGTGTTGAGATTAGACGGTTTGCAACCAGTTGGGAATGGCGGGTTGCCCGCCTAGTGAAGGTGACTACTGGGCTTCAAGCTCGTTGGCAATAAGCATTAACTGACGCAAGGCGAAGACGATGCCAGGACTGTCTTCCACATCGCCATCGCAGTACAGGTTTTCAATCTGATCTGCAGCAGCTCGCAGGGCGGCGGCGGCAATATGGTGCAAGTCTGTGGGGTGTATGCAGTCGTCTTCAACGGCATCCAGCACCGCCTGCGCGGCGGGTGATAGGTCAGTCATCGAGCTGCTCCAGTGCGCGGCGGGTGATAGGTCAGTCATCGAGCTGCTCCAGTGCGCGGCGGATGGTGTCTGCACCAAGTTGAGTAGAGCTGTTATTGAGAATGTGAGCTAACGCCTCTAACGCCTGCTCCTTCAAACTCGGCGGCTTGGAGCGGCGGGCGGCGCGGAGTGCATTGATGTAGTTGGTCGGCGTCTCGTCCGCCATCCATTCACAGCACGCCTTCAGCTCCTGATCTGCGCCCCATTGGGCGGCAGCTATAAGGACGCGCTGATCAAATGGGCTAATCACAGAAACTGGGCCGCCGTACAGCTCTTCCAGCCACCGCTGCACCAGCTCCGGCGGTGGGGTGATGGGGTTTTGTTGTGTCATGGGTGATTAGTGGTAATGACTAGCCGTTCAGACCTAAGTGATTCCGGTAAGTTCCAAGTAGATCCTGCAGTTTTTGCACCTGCTCTGGCGTCCACTGCGGCAGGTCGCTAACGTCTAGAACTTTTGACGTTTTGGTGCTGGAGCTGGTTTGCATGATGTGTTTATGCAGTGCAGCTTCTAGCGTCTCGATCCTGGTACGAAGTTTGACCATGCAAAAATGACTGTTCCCGTAGCGGGCTAGGACCGCTTGGGCGTATTCCACGGCAGCGGTGTTTAGTGCCACGCGGAAGATGCCGGGCTTGACTTGACCGCCGGTTGCATCAGAACAGACCTTGGCTGCGTAAGAAAACTCATCCCGCATGGTCTCGGGCATCAGTTCTAGCAGTTCTTTGTCTGTCGGAGTCGTGTAATCTTGATCGGTCATGGTTTCTAGGTAACTGTGGCCAGGGCAGGGTGTTGACGCACGCCTGCCCACCCACCATACCATGTGCTACAGTGCTGCGGCTGACCAGAAACCAGCAAAGCGGCTGGAGTGAGATCCAGTTGCAAAAGCGGCGGGGGTGACATCCTGCCGCTTTTTAATGGGAAATAGTGACCCCCAGGTTTGAGCATCGTTGAGAGGCTTAGGGGGTATTGCTATTAGCGTACCAAGCACAGAGGAGAGTAGGACTACGCGCCCTTGAGAGCTGCTACTTCAGCCTCCAAGGTTTCGATGCGGAGCTGCGCTTCCTGAAGAGCCTTGATGGCCATCCACATCATCTGCTGATCTTTAACGCCGAGTTTCGCTGGCTCGTCATCAGTGGCCTCTTGGAAGACGGTGATCACTTCCGGGCAGCTTTCAGCGACCTGCTGAGCAATGACGCCCATGTTCAGATCAGTGTCGTCGGGCTGGTCCTTGTAACGGAAGTTGACGATTTCCCACTCCTTCAGGCAGTCCCAAGTGTCAGCAGCAGGGGCAATGTCTTTCTTTGCGTTGCGGTCGGAAAGGTTGACGTTATTGGCGCTGTAGTTAGCCAATCCACCGTTTGAACGAATAGATGCCTTGATTGAACCTGCTGCTCTGCAATGAAGAAACTGATTGCTAGTACCATCTGGGTTTGCAGAATAATCAATAAACAAACCATAGGGTCCTGAGGCATGATTATTTGCTAAAGCTAGGGTCCAATTTGTCGCATTGGTCGTAAAAGTGTTGTAATCAGTGGTTGGTACAGTTCCTGTGTTAGAACATCCCAAAAAGCCAGCACTGGTAATCCTCATCCGCTCCGTCGGGCTGCTCGCTCCGTCGGCGGTCGTGCTCAGGACAAGCCGTGTCGGAAGATCGTTAGCGCCGGGGGTGCCATCAACAACAGCCGAAATGTATGCACCAGCAACAAGTTCGGTTCCATCGGCACCTTGGAAGCTAATTCTTCCAATCTCATCACCGCTGCTAACAGCAGTAACGCCCCCTACGCTTGTAGCACGTGATTTACCAAGAATGAGCGACGAATAGGTGTCGTCATTGCTGTTATTGACGACAGAGATTATTGAACTGAAAACAGAAGTGCCTTCAACTTGAAGTCTTGGATTACCCCAGGAAGCAGAGTTGAACCATCCGCTGCGGCTGCTTGAAGTCCCCACCAGCAGCCTGCCAGATGCGTCCAGGCGGGCGCGTTCGGTTGAGTTTGTGCCAAATACAAGTGGAAGGTTTTCGTAGTTCCAAAGGTAACCAAGGCTGTTATCAATGCCAACAAATAGCCCATCTGTCCCTGTAGATCCATGAGTAGAGGTAGAGATCTGAACCCCAGCCAGTCCTCCTGTGGCTTTTTGCAGGTGCAGCGTTGTAACTGGAGAGGCAACACCAACCCCAACATTCCCATCCGATGTGATGCGGAGGCGCTCAGAACCCCCAACATTAAAACGCAGACTTTCATTTGCATTAGTAGTTATCAACCAGTCGCTATTGTCGTTGGCACCATCTGCTGCTCGAATATTAAAAACAGCACCGCCTGTAGGACCAGCAACTGCTCTAATTAAAGAAATGTCGGTATTGGTATTACCTGTGCCTGCTTGTGCTTGAATAGCTCCGTCGTAGACATGAAGCGATTGGGACGGCGAATCAGTTTTAATGCCAACCCGCCCACTACTATCAATAAACATCCGCCCAGTGCCGCCCGTGCTGATGGCAACCTGATCTGCGCCGGGGGAATACAGGCCAGAATTGACGTCGCCGCCAAAAAACAGTGACGGCGCCCCAGAACTCCCAGCAGGCAGATCAAGCGGTTCGCTACTTGTCCAAGCGTTCGTGGTGTCGCTCCAGGAAATCGTCTTGTCGGTGGTGCCCTTCAGCGTGATGCCGCCGCCATCTGCTGTGACATCCGTCGGGCTGGTGACATTACCGATAACAACGTTCTTATCTTCAACGACCAGGTTCTGAGTGTCGATCGTGGTGGTCGTGCCGTTGACCGTCAGATCGCCCTGAATCGTGACGTTGTTATCAAACGTGGCGGCGCCAGTTACATCCAGCGTGCCGGGCACATCAACGTTGTCGGTCCACTCAACGCCAGTGCCCGCTGCATCAGTCTGCAGCAGTTGACGTGCAGCACCATCGGCCAACTTGCTGACGGCAATTTCTGCAGTGGCGCTGATGTCGGCATCAACAACCACGCCGCTACCAATCGCGGTCACCCCACTGCTACTGACAGTCACATCACCAGACAATGCCGTCGCGGTAGGCACGTTGCTGGCATTGCCAATCAGCACAAAGCCCGCTGTCATGCTTGCCAACTTGCTATGGGCGATAGCGGCAGAAGCATTTACATCAGCATTAACGATCGTGCCATCGGCAATCATCGTGCTGGTGACAGTGCCCGTGTCGCCGGTCGTGATGACCGTGCCAGTCACATTGGGCAGCGTGATCGTTCGGTCAGCAGTTGGATTGACAACAGCCAGCGTGGTCTCAAACCCATCAGCAGTGCTGCCCTCAAACGTCAGCGTGCCAGTGGTGCCGATCTCAAGGTTGCCGGTAACAACACCGCCCGACACCACGAACGGGAAATAACCGAGGCTGTTCCATGCCGTTGTGCCATTGCCAATCTTGATCTTGTTCGTATCACGCTCAAGCCCGATCTCGGCGCTAAGCAGCGTTGGGTTGATGCTGGTCCAATTCGCTGCCGTGTCGGCACGAAGCTGCATCCGAACCTGAACGGTGGTAGGTGTGGTCATCGGTCAGCGCCTTTGCCTTCAAGAATAAGCGTGGCAGCCGGGCTGTCAGGGTCCGCTGCACCTCCGTTAAGGATAAATGGGGCGTAGCCCTGAAACGCAAATGAGGTAAAAGATGTCGCCGCAATCGTTGATTGGTTCGCCCCACCACCTTGTAGGTCGTACAGCAGGTTGACACCAAAAATCACGCGGAGCGTGACTGAGACCTCATAGTGCAGCCCTGTATGGATTTCTTCTGGTGGGGCGGCGTATTTGTACAGCGAAGTTGTTGCCGCAACGTTGAGATTGCCCCAGATAGACGCCGGGACATCAAACTCGCGGTATGTACCGTCAACTTCGTTGTAGTGATCACGCAGGGATTCAACTTGTGCTTGCGTTAAAGCGCGATATACAAGTCGCAAGTTGTAGCCGGTAGTGCGGAGCGAATGACGAAAACGAATTGGACCGCTACCCAGCAGTTGCTGCTCACTGATGTTCATTCGACCGAGGTCGAAGTCGATGCTCTGCGGAACCAGCGTTGGGTAGGTCGTCATCCTCAGAGCGTGTAGGAGGGAATCAGTTCCAGGCTCACCTCAACGCTAACGACGCCGGGGTTGTATGTCGTCTTCGGTGTGTCGGCGTAAATCCAAACGTAACCGGCTGGGAAGGTAATGTTCGAGCCTTCTGTGATTGAGCTTGGGATGTCAAACGATTCGAAACGACCGTGCAAGCCGTAATGGCTGACGATCTCAAAATGTTCGTCTGTTGTTAGCCCGTTAAATCGCAAGCGAAGGATATGTCCCAAGCCAGCATTACTGTGGCGCACGCCGGTCTCATCACCGTCGAGGGTCTGTAGTGCGGTGTTTGGATGCTGCCCTGGGATGTAGGTGCGTCCGTTGGGTTTTAGCGCAGGGAAGGTTGCCATGGTCAAGAAGTGCAGCCGACCGAATAATTCCAAGCGGTGCCAGGAAGAGGTGCGGTTACTGTCACCGTGATCCATGCACCTGCCGAGGTTTTAGTAATCGTTGCGGAACCGCCGCCGGAAACTGCGCCAGTGCTGAAACTTGCAGCGCCGCTAATGCTAAATGTGTCTGGGATATTAAATGCTTGCCAACTAAACGTGAAGCTGCCAAGTCCTTCGCCAACATTAACCAATCGTGAGAATGTACCTTGATTGCCTGCCGCTGATCCGCCGGGGCAGTAAATGGGTGGCACTGGGGGCTCACCAATTTCCATCTCCTCGGATTCTTGACATTCGCTATATCCAGATGGCGAACCCGGATCTGGGCAGCACCCAACGACATAAACACGCTTGCCGGTCAAATCGGGATCAAGAATCAAATACTTAGCCGCAACCCCAGAAGAGACAAGTTGCTTATTGCCGTTTTCATCGACTAGATACCACTTGTTGTATTGCCCTTCACAGACTTCACCAGCAGAAAGCTCATCACCAGGCAACGGTTCTCCGCCATCGCCACTGCCACCTTCAATGTTCGGTTTCGGCGGTTCTTCAAACGGATCGGTCGGATTGCCCTCGCCGTCATTGCTTGAGCCTTCAGGATTTTCAAGCGTCCAAGTGATCGTTGTGCTACGCAAGAAATTATTGGCTGCCGGAAGATCTGGCAGGTTGCCGCCGACATCAGACAATGGCGTGTCATCTTCACGTCGCCCAGTATCGTCGCAGTCAAAATCTTCTCGCCCTGTTGCCAACGTATATCCAGCACCCGTTGCAGCATTGACGGCTACCGCAACAACGCTGGCACCATTTTCATCAATCGGGAAGTGAATTAAATCAAGCTCAACTGCTCCGCTGATCGTCTTATTAATACGCTCCACTTCATACAAATAATTGTGGTGCGAAACATCTTCTACTTCGGTTTCACGGCGCAGCAATACACGCACCAAATCGCCCAGCACCAGCGTGGTATTAAACGAGTCTGGCTTGACCGTTAAGCGCAGCGTATGCGTGATGTACTTACGCCTGGCGACATAAAACATGCCAACCTTCACGGCATGATTTTCACTG